GCCTTCTCCGCGGCAGCCTTCTCCGCGGCAGCCTTCTCCGCGGCAGCCTTCTCCGCGGCAGCCTTCTCCGCGGCAGCCTTCTCGTCGGCGATACGTTTAGCTTGTTCGTTAGTATTACGAGGTCTTCCACGACCTGACATTAAAAAATTCACCATTATGTATTAAATATACATAATGGATAGAAATTTCTAAATATGAATAAACATTTTGTAGATTTGTAATTCTTATTACTTTTTATTAGTCTCAGTATCTAATGTACCAATAGCACAAATATATGGGTCGTTTAATTCAAACCGAATACCTACTATTTTTGTTGTAATTACACTGTTTTCTTCAATAGTTCCAAATAGTTTGTTTGTAAAATGATGGTCTCGTGCGATGAATATGGTAACTGGCATATTCCCTTCATTATCAATAACCTCTCCGTGTATTCCGGCTTTTGTAAGGGTTTTAACCTTACAGTCCATAACCATATCTTCTACAGGATGACATACCATACATTCAAATACAGTTTGAAACTCAACCTTTTCGTTATTGACAATACCAGCTGAGTATGTATTTACACGAACCGAATTAGGTTTAATATATCCATCTTGAGTGCATTTACCTTCAATACTGTATGATATACTTCGTTCTAAATTCTGTTTTATATTTTGACCTACTTGGTCCATTGTTAAAAACACTTTTCTGGTGAGCAATTCATTAGAGTATACTCCTTGCGTATTTGATTGTTTATCCATAGCTACTAATATATAAATAGATTATCTTTTATGTAGGTTTGGTTCAATATGGAAATTTCAATTTTCTATATTGAAAGATTACGAACGAGAAACACCTATAAATGTATCTACATTCTTGTTACGTAAAACCGTGTCAAAAAACCATCGTTTTCCACTACTTTCTTCATCAAGTTTTCTGAATACAAGTTCAAAAATAACACATGTTCCTTGTTTTAAAACATTATCATAATCCATCTTTAATACGATAGGTAATTCGTTCATTTTTTTGATAACGTCATTTTTTCCTGCAGTATTACAATTAAACCCAGTTATATTTCGTTGTTTATCTGTTAATGTACGTGTTTTGAAAATGATATTTCGTTTACTATCCTTTGCGATAAACCCAAATATATGTTTATTTACATTTGATGGTGCGACTATAAATTTTTTGAGTACATGTTTATAATTGTTGATTTCTTCACTTTCTACCTTGTTCCATATGGGAGTATTATTGGTATTCAATGTATATATCTGAAAAGGTTGTTTATTATTTAATGAATCAATAAGAACAATAATGTTATCGTCAGTAATAAAGTTGTTATAATATTTTTTGATAATTTTGTCGTCATTAGATAAGTCAACTCCTTTTTTAAATATATGATTAATAACGGTAACTTTATCTTGTATTGGTAATAAATCTAAAAAGTGATGTATAATATATTTATCAAGTTGCTCTTTACTGAACTTATTCTCAATAAGTAGTGAATGAACCTTACTATAATGCTTATACCAGTCATTATCTCCCGATTTAATATTTTCGGTAGTTTTGGTTTTAGTAATATTTCGAGTAAGTGTTTGAATAATAGTAGCGTAGTCAGTTCGTGTAGTTTCAATAAGTTGTGTTTGTGTTGGAGAAGCCATTTTGACAGGTAATTCTAACTCAAGATTAGTAGGTTTAAATGCGATAGGTATAGACCGTTCAATCAAAGAAGCATATTCGTCTGTAATTTCCATAGGTTGAAATACATAATATTTATCTTTGTTAATTAAATATCCATTTCTGCCATATTTATCTACAATAATTTCATTCTTGTTATTAACGAATCGTGTAAGTGCGAAATCAATTTGTTCTTTTGGATATTTTTTAATTATATTAATGGAGTCAGTCAAATCCTTTCTCGTATAAAAGAATTGTTCTTTAAATAAGTTTCTAATTCGCTTAACAATAGCTGAAAATCCGATACGTGCGAACTCTTCGCTATATGTATGATTAACTATATCTTGATTATTAACCTCCGTATTAGCATAGCATTGATAATTACAATTATCCATATAGTCACATACGGGAGTAAATGGTTTATCGCCAATTGTAAACTGAATTTTGTTCTTAGAATTACTGGATAATTGAATCTGTATATCTTTATTTTGAACCATTTGTGTTAATTTATCAATGGTAAAATTAGTTTGTTCGATATTTAATTGACAATCAACGGAAATCTCTTTCATAACCCGTGTTACATTGCCTATTAATTCTGCTTTTTTTTCAGCGAAACGATACACATATAAGTCGGCGGGTTCTTCTTGTTGTTCTGATATAGGGTTTGTAATATGTAGATAAATTTCAACATTACGTTCTTCAAATGGTAAATTACAATGACTAAGGTTACGTACTCCACGTCCAATAATTTGTTCGGTACGATTGTTATTGTACCATGGCTCCATAATATGTACTTGGCGAACATTTTTAAAATCAAGACCTTCTGCTGCTGCTTTTGTAATAAGAATAACTTTTACATTTTCACCATTTTTATTATCAGTATTTGTAATATGTTTAATATCACTTAGATTGTCTGGCGAGAATAGTTTATCTCCAGTAATCATAACATATTTCGCTTGTTTAAATTTCCCTTTAACTTGCGATTTAGGTTTCATGGATATAGAATCAATCGGTTCTGTTGGTGATTCTGAAAATAAAGGTTTGGTGTACGTAGCACTGCCATATCTGGTAAATCCTAACTCTTCCAACGCAAGAGCAACTGGTACAACTCCACCATCGATATATTGAGAATATACAATGATAACACCTTTTGATTTCATAATAGTATTACATATTGACGAAATTTTACCACTGTACTTAGGAAGAACATCGGGGCTAAAAATACGCCCATAATTGTCAATGGTTTCGGGTTTATATTGGAAGTTGTAACGTATTTGGTCGGTAGTTTTATAAGTCATTATATTCATAAGACCATTTTTACCTACTATTCGTTTCACAACATCTTCTGAATTCATAGTAGTGGGTTCTCCATTGATTATTTTATCAAACTCTTTATTGGGGTAAACAATATCCAATGACTGAAGAGGTCTTTCTAAGTAAGTATATCCAAACGATTCCATGTTATCAAATGTCGGTATTTGTTGTACTGAATCGTCTCCTTCGCGTGCCTTTATTGTAGACATATTCCTCATGTTCTCAATAATATAATTATATCCTTTTAATTGGTACTCACCTATAGGGTTTGTATATACGGGGGTATGTTTTAATGGGGCAGTAATCTCTCGATTATTCATTTGTTTGGTCGGGTAATTTTCTACATCCAGACTATGAGTATTATCAAATGTCTCAGGATAAATGCGATATGGAAATGAATACGGGTTTTCACCACGGACAAATGAAACATAACCAGTTAATTTACGCATTAATAATTCCTTACCACTCTCAGATACGTTACCATTATCATCTGTAGTTGATTCAATAAAACTACCGTTTTTATCAAAAATATCACTTTCAGAAATAGTACTACGATTGTCATTTACATTCATAATATTAGTAAGCCATATGACTTCTTTGTAGCTGTTATACATAGGAGTAGCAGATAACAGAAGAAGACGAAGATTATTAGCATACTTACATATATTCAATAATAATGAGGATGTTTTTTTCTTATCTTTATTGTCATCTCCTTGACGAATATTATGGACTTCATCAATGATAATAAGACGATTATCAAAGTATTTTTGTATTCTTTTTAATTTATAGTCCTTTCTTTGTGCGGTTGTATAATTAACATTATCAGGAGGCACTGTTTTATTTTGTATGTAATGTGATAATTCAGTATATCCTACAAAAGAATAGTATTTGTTAATTAAAGAATTAATGAGTGATGTAATTTTCTCTTTAGAAATGCCCTTTAAATTGGTGGGATTAATTTCAGATAATAATGAATTTCCTACACATGTGTTTAAATTCCATTGTTCTCCATCTAATTTTAATTTTCGTTCATCAAACAATTGAAGACGGAAGTTATTTTGAACGTTAGGTGAGGCAACGATTAGTATTTTTTGTTTTACACCCACTTGTTTCATAAAATGTCTCATCTCTTCAGAAATACCTATCGCACTGCATGTTTTGCCTGTTCCTAAGCCATGATACAACAAAAGAGAATTGTATGGTGTTTGTAGTGAAAGGAAATTCTTAACAAACATTTGATGTGGTAACAATTCAAAATCTGCTTTACATAGTATTTCTGCTTGTTTTTTGATGTCTTTAATTTCACCATCGAACCGAGTATCATTAAATTCTTTACGCAATGCGATTTTTGTACTAAAATTAGGGTCATTTAATTGCGGATAAAGGAAATCGTATGTGTCATCATCATTATTATTATCATATTCAAGTTTTTCTTTCTTAGATAAATATTGATTATATTCTTTAGAATCCATATCACTTGGTTCTATTCCAAATTGATTTTGTATATCCTGTATATCTGGTGTCAGTTCTATATCTTCAACATCTGGTTCAGGTGATGGTTCAACATCTGGTTCGGGTGATGGTTCAACATCTGGTTCGGGTGATGGTTCAACTTTGGGTTCGGGTGATGGTTCAACTTTGGGTTCGGGTGATGGTTCAACCTCTGGTTCGGGTGATGGTTCAACTTCCGGGTCTTGATTCGGTCTATTCTCTAAGCATATAATCAATCGTATTAATTCGTCGGTCATTCGAGCACCTAATATTTGGTTTTTATGAATACCTCGTTCTTCTCCAATAAGGTCAGATACCATATTTCTCAAATCTTTGGTGCTAAGTTTACGTGATTTAACTTGTTCTGTCAAAAAAATCATTCTCTGTTGCTGTTGTGTAGTTTGTGGTTCATATTTTTTAGAACAACCAGTGTTATTATTTGTGTCTTCTGTATTATTTATAATACGTGGCAAACATTTATTTTGAGATATATTCCAACGTTCTCCCTTAGGACATCTTTTACGTGTGTTATTTTTTGGTACAGATTTATTTTTAACAGTGTTATTCATAATTTGATGATACTCTCTATATATTAAAATATATAGAGATAAAAAGGTGTGTATTTTAACAATAGCATGATATACTATAATTTGACAGCGTATTGTTTATTTTAGTAAGCATATACTGTTTTTCTAAATTATAGATACGAATAGATGACATGCAGTTTTCGTATGTTTTCCATTCCATTTTACTAACTTCTGTTTTTTCGTAATTATCCATATTAATATTCGTTTTACTATCAATGTACGTGATAAAATATCTATGTTTGTAAGATTTATAATTTGAACCAGTAAAAATCTCTTCATATGGGAAAAGATTATCAATTAGCTTTATGGACCTTGTATTAATCCCGGTTTCTTCATTAAATTCTCTTAAAGCACAATCTAAATCGGATTCATTATAATTACGTCGCCCTTTAGGGAATCCCCATTCAGGTTCATTCCAGACTGTATATTGATTACTTTCCTCAATCATTTCAGTTAACGAAAGTTTATTCGTTTTGTATTGAACCCCTTGTTTTAAATGATTAAATTTATTTCTGGATGAAATTTCTTCTGCTTTGTATTGATTGATTACATTCACATTACCCCATATATCATGCCATAATTGGTCGAACGTCAATGTATTTAATTTAATTTTTTCAGCATTCGTCATTTGTTTCAACATATTCATAATATAGTCCTTATTTGTTAATGTATATTTCCCGCGCATAAAATCAATGAATCCTAATGTGTCTTTACGGCATATCATTAAATATTCTATTTTATTGTCATAAATACGAAACGCAATAGACCCTAAACTGGTTATCGGTAATTTACATTGGTTATAGCTATGTCCGTGTTTTCCACAATTATTACAATAGTTATCCGCCATATATCTATTGTTTTACATAAAGTAATCTTTACACCCTTTTTACAAAATAGTTGTATTTGTAAAAAATAAATATTACTAACGTGTATACAAAATGATATTTCATTCCGAAGTATGGGGACCTCATTATTGGTTTTTTTTACATACAATATCCGAGTCTTATCCCAAAACCCCGAATGATGTAACAAAGAAGAAATACTACGATTTTATTCAGAACATGCCTCTATTTATACCCATTGAGGAAATGGGAAACAAGTTTAGTGAAATGTTAGATAAGTATCCTGTATCCCCATATTTAGATAATCGTGATTCGTTTGTGAGATGGGTCCATTTTATTCACAATAAATTCAATGTATTATTAGGAAAAGAGGAAATATCATTACCGAGGGCTCTTGAAAAGTATCGTAATGAATACTTACCTAAACCAGTGTATATAAGCAGTAAATTAAATTTGAATAAACATTATATACATTTAGCACTAATATTGATATGTGCGTTTTTGATTTATGTATACTATGAATAATTCGATTGAAAATGTGTATAGATAATATAAGAATAAGAATAACATGAGATTTGAATTAGTAATATTATTAATAGCCGGTTTTTGTATGGCAAACATTTACACTGATGGTAAGTATATGAGTTTATTATTATCGTGGAAAAAATATTATCAGATGGCGGGAATCGCATTTGGGGCGTTGATGTTTTATATCTTAATAAAGAAAAATCCGTTACGTGCTCGTGAGATAGTATCTACTTCTGGCGATTATATTAAATATTTACCCATTGATAAGAATGCGTCGAATATCATTTCCCCTATATTGGATTTCACTTCAAAACAAGGGTTTGTTTCGGGAAATGACAATCATCCAATGATGGCTCTATCGAATCCGTCCCAAATATCGGAAGATAGGATTATGAATTCGGGTAAAAAATCAACAAAGCGTTCTGTTAGTGAAACGAAAAAGAAGTTCGTAGCATCACGACAAAACTGGAAATGTGGAGACTGTCAAAATCAATTAACCGCTTGGTTTGAAGTAGATCATGTGGTTAGATTAGAATATGGTGGAAGTAATCATGTAGATAATTTAGTTGCTTTATGTCGTGAATGTCACGGGAAAAAAACAACAATGGAAAACTTGTAATATGAATCTTACTGATATTTATTGTATGTATAATGTATAATAAATATGGACTTATCGGACGGAACCAACATAATGCCAATATTGAAATATATACTCACTTTTGGATTTCTGATTTATTTTGTAGTAACATTAATGCAATCATCTGAAGACCATCTATCATTAACAACTGGATATAGTAATTATTTATTTCCATTAGTAGTAGGTTTGATATTTTTAATACCAACTGTGTTTTTAGGAAAAGAATCATTAAATAATAGCTATTATATGGGTGTGATTATAGGAACTATTGTATCCTTATTTGGGACTGTGTTTTATTTTTATTCAAATATTAATGATTCAGCTTTCTCATTTGCGAACTATATAATATCCGGTATACTATCATTTGGTATCTTAATTGGATTAGCAATCGTGTTTTATTTTTATAGTAATCATTTAAAAACACAAGAGGGATGGGGTGGATTTTTCGTCCATCTATTTTTCTATGTTCCTTGTCTTATTTTGGATTTTTATAATTACATACGTCGAGAACTGCAACTAACAACCAATGTGGTATATTATTTATTCATAACTGAAATAGTTTTGATATTTCTCTATAATTATATTCCCACGATTATATCAAAAATTAGTTTGAAACAAGGCGTCCCTTTATTAGAAGGTTCTGCGTTTCTGGATATAGAAAAACCACTTATTTCCAGTTATGATTTAAAATTAACAGCAGAAAAAGATGATGTAAACTCCCCCGTGGTATACCGAAGAAATTATAGCTTATCAATGTGGGTAATGATAAACGCACATTCTGAAAATAAATTTTCTTATGCGAATGAAACCCCTATCTTTAATTATGGTAATGGAGTACCTAAGATAACCTATGTGAAAAAGGAACCTCATAATAATAAAGATACATTAAAGGTGTATTTTTCAAACAATGAAAACAGTGATGAAAATAGTTACATTGTCGAAGTAGATACTCAAAAATGGAATCAGTTTATATTCAATTATACCGCAAATTCAGTAGACTTATTTTTAAATGGTTCGTTAGAAAAGACATTTAGATTCGCACATGATAATTCACCAGTATATACTGCGAATGATATTGTAGTAATTGGTGCGAATGATGGTATAGATGGAGCAATTAGTAATATTCGTTATTATGTAGGCAACTTAACACGTTCACAAGTCGCAAATTCATATAATTTATTAATGAAAAAAAACCCTCCTGTAAATAATTTATAATTGTACTGTATATAATGGATACAATTACCATAATCTTGATAGTAACTATTTTAGTATTATTATACGTGTTATACGCTTATTATACAGACAGTTCTTCTGAATTAGTACCAACTGCCAGTTTATTAACCCCGGTAAAAGCTATTTCAAATATAAGTGGTCCCAAAAATACTCGTTACGCACATTCAGTATGGATATATGTAAATACGTGGGATAACAATACAGAAAAAACCGTTTTCTCTCGTGCCAATAATTTGAGGTTATATTTAGATAAAACTTCTCCTGTATTAAAACTTGACGTTAAAATGAATGATACCAATGGTACTGACGAAACAATGATTATCACTAACAATTTTCCTCTTCAGAAATGGGTAAATATTACAATTAGTATGGATAACCAATTTGCGGATGCTTATATTGATGGTAAATTAGTCCGTTCTCAGCGTTTTTTTAAGAAAACTGACAATAATGGTGGTGCTATGCCTATTGTACCACCTGGTAAAGAAATTCCTGTATATTTAGGCAATCAAGGTGGAAACTTTGATGCGTATGCTACTCAGTTTAGAAGATGGACGACCCCAGTCGACCCAGAAACTGCGTGGGATGTATACATGAAAGGTAACGGTTCAAGTAAAATGGCATCGGCATTGAACGATATAGGTATTGATTTATCTATCTTACAGAACAACGAAGAAATTAGAAAGTTCTCTTTGATGTAAGTAAAATGTTTTATATATCTATTATATAATATATAAACCGTAATGAATTTTCAACAAAACGCTAATCCAAATACAGGACCATTAAATACATTTAATCAAAGTATCCAAAGTGGTATTCAGGCTGTAGGAGAAGGATACGACCAGGCTAAGGGAACCTTAACAAGTAAATTCGACGAATTCTCAACAGAAGCCGCGGTTGGGGTTGGTGCTACTACCGGATTCTTATATTCAAATACGATCATCGCAAAATTCGCATTTATTATTTTGGTATTGATTGTGTTTTTATTTTTAATGAATCTGGGTATAAGTCTGATAAGTTATTTTACAAGACCGAGTCATTCACCTTATATAATTGATGGTATGATTGATGGTACAAATGATATGATTGTGTCTCAAGACCCTAAGAATACTGAAAGTAAGCCAATCTACAAGTCTAATAATGAATCGGAAGGCTTAGAGTTTACCTGGTCTTCTTGGATATATATTGATGATTTAAATAAAAATGACAGTAAATATCAACATATATTCAGTAAGGGAGATGGTGGATTTGACCCTGTTACAAATATTGCGAGTGTAAATAACGCACCCGGTATGTATATTTCACCAATGACAAATAAGCTTCATATTATTATGGATTCTGTAAAAGCTCATGATAGTTCTACCAGTAACCCTAATATTATTGACATAGACAATGTGCCATTAAAAAAATGGGTTCATATTGCTATCCGTGCGATGAATACAAAAATAGATGTATATGTGAATGGAATAATCGCAAGTCGCCTTGAAATGCTGGATACACCAAAACAAAATTATGGTGATATTTATATCTCACAAAATGGTGGGTTTATGGGGAAATTATCAGCATTAAGATATTATAATCGTGCATTAAACATTTTTGAGATTAATCATATTGTATCAAGTGGTCCAAATTTATCAGTGGTGAATAACATGGGAGCACAAAAAGGATTTAAATATTTGTCTAATTACTGGTATTCATCAAAATATTAAGAATATTCAACTAACAATCTCGTAGTATAGTATAAGTGATACTATACTATGGCAGAAACAACCGACTCTTTATGTAGTACTATTCAACAAAGAAGAAAACAGTTTTTATTTGCGGTCCCTCCACCAAGAAGTACAATTTTAGGTGAAGATAATAATCCTTATTTGAGCGGACAACATACATCATTTGATTTAAATATGAGAAGAAAAGCAGAAATATTGAAATATGCTGGTAATAAACAATCTACAAAACAAAACTCTTTTACAAAAAAGGAGTTGTATAAAAATGCGATGATGGGTTCTACACGCGCAAGTAGCCGCGTATTAGATTGCCCTGACGCTGGTATAATATATACTCGTAGTAGTGCGGCTGGTGTTCCGGGTCCATCGATTAATTTATATATGGATAAAGACGTTCCGTTATATAATTATGAAACTGGTACAGAACCAAAAGGTATATCACAGCAAGATATAACAGATAAATGGACGTTTACTACACCAGATGAGAACACATATTTTAATGATGATGAAGAGAACCAAGTAACATCATTGAATATAACTGAAATTATTGATTTGCCTGCATATACTTATCGGATGAGTATTCCGATGGGTTTAAATATAACAGGTAGAAAGCTAATTGATGGAGATATATCCTATAATAATCTAACTATATCATTGGATGAGCTAAGCCCATTTGAGTTTGTGGTAAAATATAATAATGAATACGTACAGAATGTCAATAGTAGTATTGATTATACATATGATGATAGTAATATAAGTTCAATGACGTTTGATATTTCTAATAATGTAAATGATTTCAATGCGACCTTATATGCGGGCGTATTAAATATAACAAATATAAATTTATACACTGAATCAGGATATACATATGATTTTCATATAACACCGAAATTAAAATTTGTTATTGGAAATGCTGATATAACCAGTAATTTTAACGTACAATACGATATAAGTTATGGTGTATTTATGAATATATCTGAAACTAATACGAGTGATGCGTCTGGATGTACGATAACAACCGAACCCAGTACACAATCATATGTTCCATTTACATTATTGAATATGTAATGTCTAATACAAAAATATTGTTAGACATTAGATAAATTACCAAGTGCTACGGTCAGGGTTACTCTTAATACTTTTTAATGGATGTGGCTGAGCTCTTTGTTTTGGTTGCGTATTAGGGGTTAATGTAGGATTCAAGCACATTTTTGCGTTAGGAAATACTTGTCCGGACATACATTTTGAAGCGTCATTTATTTCAACACACCCACGTTTTCCATTATGTTCGCCAACTAAACACCAGCTTGATTTTAACGATGAGCCGTTAGTCTGAATAGGGCTTTCTGCTTTATCAGATTCCGGTTCTGATATAACCATATCCAGATCTTTTTTAGTTTGTAGGTTTACAGCACCTTTACTTGCGTCTTTTAGTAGATTTCCTACCGATTGAACGGTGCCCTCAGCAATATCAACACCTGCACGAGCAACATCAGATGTAACATCAGCAGTTGTATTTATTAAAGTACCAGCAGTATATCCAAAAATAGCTAATATTTGATAAATAAGGGGTTTGAAGATGTTAATGACTACTTGAACGGTATTACCAACTATTATAAATAGATTTATCCCTAAAAGAGATAATATTAATAAGGTAGCTAAAATAAATATCATGTAGTTTTTACTATTACCCTCAGATGAAATAAATTTAGTAGAATCAGATAGTGAATCCATTTTATAATATAATATACAAAAATATTTTATTTAGTAGGTTCGTTTGCTTTCTTCTTATATAATGTTTTTTTAATGTAAATGGGATTATTTAATATGCTTGAAACGTTTTTCTTTGTGAGTTTGGCTATAACCTTTGTGCTAATATTGTATTTGGTATATCACTTCCGACAAAAGTTCACTGCTTTAGAAACTAAATGCGATACGATGTTTGAAATTATTAATAATATAGTGACAGAAATGAATAACCGTAATACTTTAGTACACCATGGTGGTATGCCTGAAAATATAATATATACCCCAGCAATAGAAGAACCGACACAACATTATTATGATGCTTCTGAATTACCCAAATTAGTGGTGTCTGAAAGTGAGGATGAAAGTGAGGATGAAAGTGAGGATGAAAGTGAGGATGAAAGTGAGGATGAAAGTGAAGATGAAAGTGAGGGTGTTATTTTACCAGAAGAATTAAATCATACTACACCAATAAAGGTAATAAATGTTGGTATAGGAGAGATTGACGAAAATATTAATCCCGAAGAAGAACTAAGTGTAGCAACCGACGAACATGACCCTGATATTCATAACGGGTTAGACCCTGATACTACAGATAATTTGATTGTAGATAAATTAGACGACACTTTAGAGAATAGAGATGAAATCCAAGATGTGCCTATGGATGTTTATAAAAAGATGAATATAACAGCACTAAAATCAGTAGTAAATGAAAAAGGTTATACAAATGATGTTAGTAAGATGAAGAAAAATGAGTTATTGAAACTTATTGAAACATTAGCATAAATAGAAAAATGATATTATAATTTCTAACGGTTTAGTATATTATAATGTTTTCACGTTCAACAAGTATGTACCAAAGCGTAGATTGTGCATATCCTATTATTAAAGAAACTATACCCGAATCATCAAGAGGATATCATACAAATAACAAATATTCTGAATTTCCGCCATTAATGAGCGATGGACGGTCAGTTACTGCTACATGGCAATCAGAGTCATCTATAAATGCTGATTTAGTAGAAAATTCCGGCATTAAATCAAATTGGGAATATCGCAAGTATTTAACCGAGAATGCAAAAAAAATCATGGAGTACAATTTCCGCGAATCATCCAATGATACTGGATATTACAAACGACCTGTTGATATTCCAAGTATTCAATCAAACGAAGTTAAGGGATTCCATAACCAACCTTATTTATATTCATCTGGTACAGACCAGACAAAACCATTTGGATACGCATCCAGTGATTTAAAAGAGTTATATTTAACAAGAGAACAATTAGCTGCACGAAAGATGTCACCCATTGTAGTTCAACCAACAACTAAACAAAACTAATTTCTACATGGTCTTACACGTTCAGATGGAGTGAATACAGCCCGTACCATTAAGAATATTATTATACCAAAGAATGTTACGAAGAATGCTACCATTTTTACGCAATTAATATATTGTGGTATACATAGTAATACAAAAATCAATTTTTAGAATATGTTTATGGATTCAAATAATATAAATCTCACGATGTATATTATTGTAAGAGGACTATGAAATTAATAAGTTTTGACGTAGGAATAAAGAATATGGCTTATTGTATTTTAGAACACACTGGAAATGAAGTATTGATAGACAAATGGGGTGTTTTGAATTTTACAGATAATGATAACGTTACATATAATTGCGATTGTAAGAACAAACCAAAAAATAAAAAGACACCTCCAACAGATTGTAGTAAAAAGGCGAAATATCATAAGAATAATAAATATTATTGTGAAAAACATGCGAAAGAATGTTCTCAATATATGATTCCTACAAAGGAAATGAATACGCCATTCTTAAAAAAATTAAAATTAAACGACCTTATTCAACAAGGTAATAAAAATCTTGTATTTTTAAACATAGAGAACATTGATAAATTAAAGAAAGCTGAAATATTGGATATAATAGTGGAATATTATCAAAAGAATTGTTTTGAGCCGGTTACAAGTAAGAAGGTTAAAACTGCTTCAGAAACTGATTTAATTAGCATTGGTAAACGAATGAAAAACCAATTAAATGAAATTGATGACATCAAAAACATACAATATGCGGTAATTGAAAACCAAATATCCCCTATAGCAACCAGAATGAAGACAGTCCAAGGAATGTTAGCACAATATTTTATAATGTTAAATGACAAAATGGATATAGAATTTGTATCATCATCACATAAACTAAAACAATTTTCCGAAATAAAAATAGATGATAGAGAACATTGTATAAATTTGGTCGAAAATACACCGAATACGGGTCAAATCAATGCCAATTATAAAAAACATAAAAAAGACGGGGTGTATTATTGTTCTCTTATGATAGATGCAAATGATAATTTACATAAATGGAAAGATTCTTTAAATACAAAGAAAAAAGACGACTTGGCTGATTCATTCCTACAAGGTATTTGGTATTTAAAACACAAAAAATTAATATTGTATGCGGATGATTTAAAAATAAAAATTGTATAAATATCATAATAGTATGGAAGTTGTAGATTTAGGTGCTCTCAGTGAAATTGACGATTTACCAAGTATGGAACCTTCAAGAACCGGGTCAAATTTCGGTTCTGGGATTGAACTATTAATGAATGAAAAAAAAGTATCATCAAACAATGATTTAAATTTAGGAGAACTTGACAATTTAGAAAATGAATTAAATGAGATTTCTGGACGCAATACGCCTCAAGCAGAAATGAATAGTACTACAAAATCATTATCTGGAATGGCATCTAATTTATTTGGATTTGGTAGTAATCCGGAGCCTTCACCTCCATCATATGGAGAACAATCTGACTCTAATTTAGGTCAAGCTACTCGTGATAGTATTGGTACAGCTAAAACTTGGGATGGATTTTCAAAGATGTCAGAAATGCCACTAAATGACGACATTAAAGTACATACTACTATGAGTGAACGCGAACAGCGTAGAAAAAAACGTGCTATGCTTAAAAAGTTAGATGACTGGTATGAAAAGGGGTCAATTAAACATAATTCTCATTTTACATTAGATTCTGACTTTGATGAGATTGAAGATGAGTACGAAACCGCACTCGAAGACAAGCGCAAAAAGGACAGTGTAAAACTACAAGGATGGTGGTTTATGACATTTATTAATTCATTAGAATATGCTAATACCGCATTTAACCCATTTGATTTAAATTTGGATGGATGGGGAGAACAAATCAACGAAGATATTGATAGTTATGAAGAATTATTCAGTGAATTGCATGATAAATATAAGGGTGGTAAACTTGCACCTGAAATTTCTCTTCTTCTTCGTATTGGATTTAGTGGTGCGGTATTGAACTTTTCAAATAAGGCTTTATCGAGTGCTACCCCAGCGTTTAATGATGTCATTAAACAGAGTCCTGAATTGATGAAGATGTTTACCAACGCAACAGTAAGTAGTATGAGTCAACAATCACCCGGGTTTGCGATGGCAAGTAACTTAATGCAAGAATCAAATAACAAGCCACGGGGACCTCCCCCACCAGCTCCAGTCGAAACACAAAATATGCCCCCTCAGCCAAGACCTGGTATGAACTATTCTAATGAAGCCCCTTCTAATCGTCCCGACATCAATGCAAGCCGTGGAACAATGTTTAGAGAACAGGGTGTAGATATGAATTCTCAACAAAATATAAATGAACCTCCAAGAAGTATGAGACCCCCAGTTCAGCGTCAAGAAATGAAAGGACCAAGTGATATAGACAATATTTTATCTGGATTAAAAACACGTAATGTAAATATTCATGAAAAGCCTCAATCAACTTCCCAAGGTGTATCCAATGACGAAGATTCTGTAATTTCCATTTCATCATTGAATGGAATGAAAAATACAAATATGCCTAAGCGTTCGCGTAAGAATAATACTTCAAACAAAAATACGGTGTCATTAGATATTTAATTTTTAGTGTATACTATTTCATAAAGTCATATATTTATGAAATATCTACTTGCGTTTTACACCAAATCATATGAACTTTTATCTTCAATTTATGTATACAATGAAACTTTTATTTTACGCATTTTTAATTTTACTCATGTATTTCCTGGCAGGTATTTCAAAGGCTGTAAATTTTTCCTCAACAGTAAAAGGATTTCATGAGATGTTTTTCTTACCAAATCTTCCGAAATTGTTTTATGATTTAGCCATATTTGGGGTTGTTTTGTTAGAAATATTGGCTCCAATTATCATAATGTTCTCTTTATATACAAATACATATACCGAATATGCTTACTATTCAAGTATAGGATTGGCTATTTTTACAGTTTTAGCCACCCTCATTTATCATTTCCCAACAAAAGAGGGTCAATATTATGCTTTTATGAAAAATTTAACAGCAACAGGTTCACTAATGTTACTTTCAACCCAATTTACAATGACTAACTAAAATAATATATAGTATATAGTATATAGTATATAATGTCAACCAGTCTTTGTAAAGGAGTACGCACGTCAACGCCTAACCGTTGTAAAAAAGTTAGGGGGTGCAAAGTTGCAACAGGAACAAAACGCACTTATTGTCGCAAAGCACATAACAAGAATAAGACAGTAAAGAAGAGAAAGACCGCAAAAAGAGTTAACGCTTTGACAAGCAAATCCAAATAGTTGATTATTTCGCAGATTGAAGTAAATTTATTACAAAATAACAATTTCTTATTTGTTATTTTTTAGGTGGGTATAATTTCCAATGTAATAGTATATGGATTATAAACTAATTATATTAACCTTTATTGTCACCGCTTTATGGGATGTTGTATTGCGTTTCATGTCTCTGAACTATGAAAAATTACCCAAATATTTCCAAATGGATTTCGTTGAGTATCTAAATCCATATTTTAAGCATCATACTTTGTTAGCAGCTGCTCTTATCGCTGGATTTGTAGGGGCAACTACCCAACCTATTATTCTATCTATGATGGATTTCCCACAAAGTATTTTTGATTTTGGTTATGTTAGTAAATTCATGGTGCTATCATTTATAATTAGTGCGTTATATGGGTTCGTAATGAAATGGAGTAAGTTATTTCCTCATTTAGTTACACATTACTATGATAAATTAGGAGTAGCAAGAAGTATGTATACAGATGGTGTATCTGGATTAGTCGTACAAACTACATTATTAGTTATTTACCATTTATTCAATATATCAAGAATGTAAAATAATAATTGTATTATGAAATTATTATTTATGCGGCTTTATACATTTCCAACATTTTTTCCTTTTGTGAATAATAATCAACAATCGGTTTTGGATATTTAATATCTTTATACTTATCCAAATTATATTTTTGGTCCCATGAATGAATATCCTTTGCTAAGACATCTTTTAATTCAGGTACCCATTTTTTAATATATTCAGCATTAACATCAAATTTAAAACTTTGTATCCAAGGATTCATATCACGAAAGTATGGTTTCATATCAACACCGGTTCCACTAATACCTTGCCAATTACCATTATTCGACGCAATATCGTAATCAGTTAATTGTTGTGCGAAATATTGTTCTCCAACACGCCAATCAATTAATAAAGTTTTAATTAAAAAGCTTGCTGTTGTCATACGACCTCTATTATGCATATAACCGGTTGTGTTCATTTCACGCATACAAGCATCAACTAATGGGAATCCAGTCATGCCATTTTGCCATTTTTCAATATTGATTTTACTTTGACTCCAGTTTAAAGAACGATATTTTAGTTGATATGATTGACCGACTACTTCAGGATAACAATATAACACATGAGCGAAAAATTCTCTCCATATAAGTTCTCGTATTAAACCATGTTTCAATCCAAATTTTTGTTTGAATGCGTGATATACTTCACGAATAGATAAACATCCAAATTTAATGTATGCTGATAAATGGGTTGTTTTATAAGTAAAGAAATCTCTTGATGAATCATACTCTTCTTGGTCTCGTAAAGCATTTTTTAATTTTTCTTGTGCTTGCGTTCTACCCCCATGGACTAATATATGTTTATTCGGTTTTACAAATTTATCCATGGCTTCTTTTAGATTTATTACATACTTTAATTCTTTACTTGTCATTAAGAATGGAAATGAAGTAATATTTTTTGGTTTCGAAACCTTAGTATTTAAAACCGCATTGTAAAATGGAGTATATTTTTTATATGCGTTTTTTGAACTATCAACTAATACTGTTCCAGGTTCATATAAATAATAATCCGGACAAGTAATACAATCAACTTTTAATTTATCACATAAGTGTTTGGTTTCATCATCGCGTTGTATTGCATAAGGACTATAATCATCATTAAAAAACACATGTGTAATATTCAATTCACTAATAAGTTGTTTTAATATAACCGTTTGCTTACCATAAAAACATAATAATTCTCCTCCGTTTGTTTTAATAGTATCATTCAAATCTTGTAAACTTTCAATCATAAATTGAACCGAATTATTTGATTTATATGAATTTTTTCTGGTTACTTGTTCGGGGGTAAATATAAAACACGTATACAGTTTATCACATATAAATCCAGCATTATTTAAGGCGATATTATCTGAAATCCGAAAATCGCGATGGAATATAAATAGTCCTCGTGTATTTATTGTCATAGTTAAATTATACATATATATTTATGTAAATCTTTATTATTTATAACTGAAGAATATAAAAATATATCTCTAATATTATTAAAAAATGCATTTTATTACAAACGCATACACTATATTGAGTGTTATATTATTTACAAGTGTTGAATATTTGGTCCAATCTACAAATATGATGATAATTGAAATACAAAATGTTGACTACACGACAATTTTAACCAAACTCTTTCTTATATATATAGATACGAAGACACGAGTGTCTAAATGTGGAAATTATTTATATAACAATTTTGATGTTGTAAAAAATACAGTAGACATATCATCATATAATTATGAACGATTAAAGGCAATGTATAACGCTCATCGTATTGAACCGTTTGATAACAACTGGGTATGTATATCAATATTATTAAAGAATGATGAAACACTGTTTACCGGGAATCAACAGATATATTTAGAAAATTATCAACATATTAAACCTCATACTACTCCTGATGTAAGCAACACTGATTATCATAATAATTGTCTTTCCCATTTTGGAAAAATTGCAACTTCTATCGCCAAATCTGATAATAATGTAATTGAAACAATGGTTACTATGAAATTAGATGATGGAACAACTAATCATTCCTTTAATAAATCTACAGATGAACGAACATATTCAAATACACGTTCTAAATCTTCATTTTTAACCGTCGAGTATACTCATCCGAAAATGCAAAACCGAATAAGTATGGAATTAGAACAAGATTTGTTTTTTACTAATAATGTAATATTATCTCCTCTGTTTATCAAGCGATATTTGGAATATCAACCCGAAGAATTCATATTTGATGAAAATTACACAATTAATTTGATGGACGATACTATAAATATGATTACACTTACCTATTCTCAATCTATTTTGTTGTCAGAAGATTCATATACAATAATAACTAATGATTAGTTATAACAAAAAAAATATAAAGATTTTTCTCTTAGTATATTACGGGCGTAAGAGATGGATACAGTGAGTATTCAATCCCACCAACATATGTTAAATGGTAAATGGAACTTATATTACCATTTACCACAAGACAAAAATTGGGATGTATCAAGCTATTCAGTAATTATGAATAAGATTGATAATGCCGAAAAAGTTATATCATTAAATGAGATTATTCATGATAATGTATTGAAAAATTGTATGTTGTTTGTAATGCGGGAAGGTATTACGCCCATGTGGGAAGACCCACGTAACAGAAATGGTGGATGTTTTTCATATAAAATATCAAACCGTTATGTTCCTGAAGTATGGAAAAAACTATTCTATATGATAACTGGTGAGACAATATGTAAAGACATTTCACACAGTAAACATGTAAATGGTATCACCGTTTCGCCAAAAAAAAACTTTTGTATTATAAAAATTTGGTTGGATGTTTCTACATTACAAGACCCAAGTATAATTTCTGCTATACCCAATCTCCAACAACAAGGGTGTCTATTTAAGAAACATGAACCTGAATTTTAGATGTAAAATTGATAATATTATTATTGTTTATGAATGAATAAATAAACAATAACCATGAAGACAATCAGTAGATACATTTCAGCTTTAGGAGACGATGTAGAATATATTATAGGACAACACGCAAGTGAAAACTTCAAAATAATAGATGATTCCAAAGAAGATGATATATGGTTTCACATTAATAATGAACCATCGGGACATGTTATCGCAATTATACCAGATACTATAAAATTTTCAAAAAAACAAATTCGACAAATAATCACGCAAGGAGCTCTTGTATGTAAAGAAAATTCGAAATATAAATCACAACGAGATTTGGAGGTAGTATATGCACATGTTAAAAACGTAGAAAAAACAAATATAGTTGGCAAAGTTATGATTACAAATTCTAAAATAATCTCTGTATAAATTGTTTTGTGAATCCAGTATATAGAATGTCCGACCAAGAAAACGACAATCTTGTTGAAAGTAATGATAAAGTTACTACTATATCTCACCATACAATGTTAGATTTATTACGAGCAACATTATTAGTTTACAATTATGGTAAGAACTTTAAAGTACAAAATAAAGATGAAACGGTAGAAGAGTTTGTATCTGAATTAAAAGAGGAACATGAATTAGAAAAACTCGAAATGGATTCAGTAAAAAAAAAAGTGTTAGTGGAGATTTCTGAAAATGTACCAACGGGAAAATTACATAAATTTATAAATGACCCAGACACAGATATTCAAGTAGGGATTGCTATAAGTGAAGGAAAAAAAAGAATAACAGTGGTATTTCGTGGAAGCGAATCAATGTCAGACTGGTATTATGATTTAATGGTATTCAAACATAAATTAAAAGACGATGTTTACGTACATAGTGGGTTCTATAAACAACTCACATCTAACTCTGTATACAACGAATTAGTAGAAAATATTGAATTGATTTTAAAAGACCATCCGGATTTTGATATTTATGTCACCGGACATAGTTTAGGCGGAGCATTATCCACATTGTTTGGATATATGTTATCCAATTGTGTAGAAAATAATGTAAATGTTGTTTCTTTCGCGAGTCCACGTGTAGGTAATTATGCGTGGAAAAAGTCATTTGAAGAAAAACAAAACCTAACACATTATCGTATAACAAATAAACGTGATATTGTAACCGCTTTTCCTATATATAAATATTATCATGTTGGTACAAACATACAATTATCTGATGAAAAATATAAAATTTACAAGGATAGTAGTGAAAAGAGGTGGTATGCTGAGACATTTTTTACTTGTTGGAGTGCTTCCGAACATAACTGTGAATTATATTACACCCGAATGAATGATAATACATGGTAAGCAAATCGGTATAAATAATAGTCATTATATTATTTATACAATGGTGAAATACTTAGTTGGTATTTTATGTTCGAGCAATGTTCGTTTATTACGTGAAACTGTAAATAGTGTAATTAACCAAATAAATTTTGACGACTATCATATTTTTATTGTAGTGAATACATTAGACGAGGTATTTTATCAAGATGTTATACGGGAATTTGGTTACAATAAACATGAAAAACTAAAAAAAATAATTAGAACAGAATCGAATGGTTCTCCTGGAAAAGGACATAATTCTGTATTAGAAATATTTTACAATAATCACTATTACGAAAACCTAATTAAAGTAGATGGTGATGATTTGTTATTTCCATATGCGATTGAAAGAATCAACAATATACAAACAGAAGAAAATAGTGATGTAATAACATTGGTAGGAAATTGTAGCGTAAATAATACGATATTTAAATATAATAAGCAAAGAAAAATAGACTCAGATACTGATATGTATTGTCGTGATTATAATATACAACTTGGATTTAACATTCAAGAAGTCAACAATATACGACAACTAGCTGATGGATATAATATACTTACAGTTACACCATTACGTTTATTATGCGTCAATCGTAAAATATTATCAAAATACATGAAATTATATAACGATGAGATGTATAACGGTGTTGATATAGAATATTGTATTATTTTTTATAAAGAACTGCATAATACTGATTATACGATAACTCATTTAAGTGATCCATACATTTATTTATACAATCGCATTAATGACAATAGTGTAACCAAACATCATAACAATAATATAGGTTTTTTTAATCATGATAAAAATATTAGAGATGGTCTTTTGACAAAATACGGGTTAACTGACTATAAAATTAGCGATATCAACATAACGGTATACCAAAATAAGATAAAGGAGAATGTGAACCCTGATATAATCGATAAATTTTATGATAAAACGCTATTCTCACTTATACGAATAAATAATGAATATATCCGCCATCAATAATATAAATATAGATTATTATACTATTTATATTATGGTAAAATACTTAGTTGGTATTTTATGTTCGAGTAATGTAAGATTATTAAAGGAGTCTTTTTTAAGTGTTCTCAATCAAACTGGATTTGATGACTATGAAATAATGATTATTGTAAATACATTGAATGAAGAATTCTATCAAGATGTTATGTACGAATTTGGTAAGAATAATTATACGAAATTGAGAAAAATCATACGAACGGAATCGAATGGTTCTCCAGGAAAGGGACACAATTCGGTATTAAAAACATTTTATAAAGACTATCGGTATGAAAATTTAATTATGTTAGATGGTGACGATTTCCTATTTCCAAATGCTATACAGAGAATAAATAATGTTCGTACAGCTGAAAATAGCGATATTATTTGTTTGTATGGAAACACAAAAATTATAATGGATACTGCAACTTATAATAAATTGAATAATGAAAGTAATAATACATATAATTTACAGTTCAATTATAGAGTTGATGAATGTAAAAATATATATAGACTTGATAAACAATATAATACCACACTTGCAACTCCTGGTAGATTAATATGCGTTAATCGTAAAATATTATCAAAATATATTCAGTTATATGACGAACGAATGTATATTTATGACGATTTTATGACAACAGTTTTACTTTATAAAGAGGATAAAAATCCAGGATTTACTATTACACATCTTTCAGACCCATATATATACCTATATAACGCTGTAAATGAAGAAAGTGTATCATATAAATATACAAGTTCGGTTGAAAATGATTATGACAAAAATGATAACAAATATAAACGTGACTTAATACAAACACATGTTGATAAGTATAATATTACCGACACGATTATTAAACCTTACTCTACTATTGTGAACGAAACTGTAAATATTCAAAATATGCATACTTTTCATAAACAAATGATTTTAAAATTACATACAACCCTCCCAATCATTTTACCAAAAAAAAAGATTCTATTTATTGATTATTCTGAATGGGATTATAATACCATAAATAAACGTGCGTTGGGAGGAACTGAAGCGGCTATTTATAATCTATCAAATGTATTATCTACAAAATACAATGTTAGTGTTATGACGCGAACGGAAACACGCACTATTATTCATACAGATTTACAATATTATCCGTTAGATGTTGATTATATAAAAACTATACATCCTGACATTATTATTTTTCAAGGGCAATGTCCGCTAAGTAAGGAAATATTAACAAATATAAATCCAAATATTCAATTATGGAATTTAATGGAACATGACATAAATGTAGCCTTTATAACAAATGAGATTATTCAATATCCATTTGATAAATATATATTTGTAAGTAATTGGCAAAAAAACCGTTTTATACAACAATACAGACTCGACCATAATAAATGTATTACAATGCAAAATGGTATATCTCCCTTGATTAAATTAGACGAATTAAAGTTCATAGAAAAGGAAAAAACGATGATTTATTATAGTACTCCTTTTCGTGGGTTAATTGTAGCATATCACCTATTCCAACAAGTAAAAAAACATATTCCCGACATTAGATTAAAGATTTTTTCATGCTTTTCTCGTGAAGTTGAGAAAAACAAAACAGAATACATGCCAATTACAGATATTAATGAAGTAAATCATACCGAAATGGATAGATATTATCATCAAGTATACCAATTGTTAATAGATGACCCAAATATTGATTTTTACGGTTCTGTACCACAGTCAGTGTTGTTTAATCATATTAAATCATCGATGGTATTATTTTATCCAAATACATATGCTGAAACATGTTGTACTTCTATATTGGAAGCAATGGCTTTTCGGTGTAATGTAATTTCATCTGAATTAGGGGCTATACCCGAAACATCAAATGGGTTTGCTAACTTGTATAATCCACATATTGATGTTCTACACGAAGAAATAGTTGCTGATGATTTTATTAAAAATCCAGTTCAAATGGAAAAAATACCAGAAAGTTATATACGACAATTTGTAACAAAAACAATAAATGTAATTCACAATTATTATAGTGAATATAATCAAAAACTACTGACAAACCAACAGCATTATATAGAAAACTGTACGTGGGAAAAACGTGCTGAAATCATTGAAAAGCATATACCCTCTGTGTAAATAACTATGTATTATTCATAACATACTTAGTTATTAGCATTTTTTGAAATATTCGACAGTTTTTGTTATACCGTCTATTAGATTATATTCTGGATTCCAATTTAAAATAGATTGAGCTTTTTGAATATCTGGTTTACGATTTGTTGGGTCATCTGATGGTAACGGACAAAATACCAGGTGTGAATCAGATTTGGTTAATTTAATAATAACATCTGCCAATTCTTTAACGGTTAATTCATATGGGTTTCCAATATTAACAGGATATATATAGTCTGAATTCATTAACTTGATTAATCCATTCATTTGGTCCTCAATATAACAAAAACTACGGGTTTGACTACCATCACCATATAAGGTAATATTTTCATTATTTAATGCTTGATTTATAAAATTTGATACAACCCTACCGTCATCTTTATCCATCTTTGGACCATATGTATTAAAAATACGGACAATGCGAATATCTACATTGTATTGTTTGTGATAATCCATCATGAGTGTTTCTGCTACTCGCTTTCCTTCGTCATAACAGCTTCGAATACCTATTGTATTCACATTACCTCGGTAGTCTTCGTGTTGTGGAGTTATTTCTGGTTCGCCATATACTTCTGATGTAGATGATTGTAATAAAGTTGCGTTATGTTCTTTTGCTAAATCTAATAAATTTAATATACCTTGAAAGTTTACCTTTAATGTATAAATAGGGTCTATTTGGTATTTTGGTGGAGAAGCCGGGCATGCAAAATTGTAAATTTGGTCTATTTTATGTTCGGGTATAAATAATGGGTTAATTATGTCATGGTTTATAAACCGAAAGTTTGGATTCTCAGATAAATGCGAGATGTTATTTAAATTCCCAGTATACAGATTATCTATACATATCACATAATTACCATCGTTTAATAGTCGTTCACACATATTTGAACCAATAAATCCAGCACCACCAGTTACTAAAATCGTTTTCATATAGAATATAATATATTTAAGTTTTATGAATATTACGAGTATTTGAATAATATAAAATTATATTACTCAAATTATAAAACTTATAATGGAGGCAAATTCGCCAAACACAACTTAATACTACCAAGTGATGCTACATCATATTTAATAATAAGGGGTAGGTCATTTCCAAGATACATTTCAAGATGACTACATAAAGGAGTACATTTAATAAAATGAGATAAACTCTTTAAGGAAAATTCACCTTGATAAATAACTGAATCGGCAGACTTCTGAATGAAATTCATATTGTCTTTCGACTCAGACCGGAAGATACGGGAACTGGCAAAACTCCCTTCACAAGAAAATACCAAGTCACTGCCTACAGATTTGATTTCAATACGGTCTGAAATGCTATTTAGGTCACGAATAATTTTTTGGAAATCTGAAGTGGGTAGATTGATAATGGTAGAATATTCAACATTAGGAATAAACAATTCATCCGTATCTGGTTCAATTAAACGCAGCTTCTGACTGTAACATTGTTTAATATCTCCATTATCATATTGCAGTCCCAAATGTGATACTATACCATCATGATAATCCGATTTATCAATATACATTGATAATGTATCATCATTGGACATAGTTGAAATAACTTTGAATAAGTGTAGGGTATTAGCACATACAATAATCTTATCCGGTTGACAATCGTATGTCTCGAATTTACACGCATCTAATAATACATTCACCAAAATTGTATGTGTTTTATCAAAATTAATAATTTTCATACCATCTTTAGTAAATGTGATAGTAGCATCCGTTAAAATATCTTTGATAGCAGTAATCATATTTCGTATAGGCTGAATTTGAACGGTCTTTATAGTTAATACATTGTTTTCTTCATTCATAATACTAATAATATAATTAGTAGAGTGCGTTTGTTTTTATATTTTATTTGGATTATATCTATTTTTTAGAATGTTTCTTTACAGTATACTTTTTACATTTTCCTTTTTTACGACAGGTTTTAGTCGCAAGCTTAAGAGCTTTACTGTTTGGTTTACATCCAGAATGTAATAAATGAAAATCGACTACACTTGCGTTACCTCCTGTAATAGTACTTGCTAATCTTGCGATTCCCCATGAATCAGGAGTTTGGTTTGGACGAGACCCGCCCGAATAATAGGCTGCACGTCCTTTATTTACAATAGAGGTCAGCGTTTTTACCGAACATCCAGTTTTTATAGCAAGTTTTCTTGATGGTTTGATAGTTGAAACACCGTACAGTTTTTTAGCGGTTTTTACATGATTTGAAGGTTTAGACTTGAATGAACTAACTTTTGGACGGGTATAATATTTACCCTTTTTGTAAAGTTTCCTCGATTTTAATATATTTTGTCGTTGTTTTTTCTTATCTTTATTTGATAAAATTGTAGGTATATAACGTTTTGGAATATTCATTCTTTTACAATAGATTTAGAAAAAATATACTATAGGTATATATATAAGTATGGCTACTCCAATTGCTCTAAATAGTGCTAACTACACACAGTTGAATGAATCTGTTATTAATATTCTTAAAGGTGGCAAACGTCCATTGATATCAATCTTTACAAATGCTGAAGGTACTGTCTACGCAGTAGATACTCATGGTGAGATTAAAGAACGTGAAGTGTTAAGTGCAAGTTTCACCGCTTCTTATCAAGACAAAGATGGAAATATGACAAATCCATTTGTTGTCGTTAAATTCAAGGATGGTGAAGGTATGGTAAATGCTAAGTTCATTGATTACTTTACATCTGTTGATTACGTAGAAGATCACTGGTATGTATTAACTGAAGGTGAAATTAAACGTAAAACTTTCTAAATACTATTATTAATGTTGTAATCTTATATTTACAATATTAATTTACAGCATGATATATGCAGTACGTTTAGGTTAATATATATATATTTACTATATAATATGCCGAAACAATATTATTCTTTCGACGAATATTCAATTGATGATTCAGATGATGACCGTTATTCATATGGTTCAGAAAAAAGCGAAAAGGTATACTCATCTTGTAGATGTCACAAGTGTAATAAACCCAAAAAATGTAAACCTGTAAAAGAGTGTTACTCATGTAGACCACGTGACAAATGTCACAAAAAATCAAGTAAATGTAAGTCCAGTAAATGTTATAATAGTGAAGAAAAATGTAAGTCCAGTAAATGTTATAATAGTGAAGAAAAATGTATTATCATTAAAATTAGACCTTGTAAATAATAAACCTATATAATAAATAATGTTATATAAATAGTACTTATTGTAATTGAAATTCGTACTTTACAAAGCATATATGCTACCGATTAATTATTTAGAACAAACTATATTATAATTATACGTTATATATAAAATATTATATATGCCTGGTTGTGATGATTCGTATTGTACGTGTGACGATAATTCTCATAGAGAATGTAATTATTGCTATTCAAGAAAGAAGCATACTAATGGATGTAAAAAGGTTGTAAAGGTAGGTAAGTATGGACGTGATGGAAAAGATGGAAAAGACGGGGAAGATGGAAAGGATGGTAGACAGGGTCGCGATGGGTGTGATGGTGAAGACGGACATGATGGATGTGATGGTCGCGATGGTATTGATGGACGTGATGGAAAAGATGGAAAAGATGGCGAAGATGGTCGTGATGGACGTGATGGAAAAGATGGATGTGACGGGGTCGATGGTATTGACGGAAAAGATGGACGTGACGGAAAAGACGCAAAAGACGGCGAAGATGGAAAAGATGGATGTCACGGGCGAGATGGGTGCGATGGTGATATTGGACCTACCGGACCTCGCGGAGAAGAAGGAGATGAAGGACCAGTTGGTCCAACTGGTTCAAGGGGGCGCGACGGGTGTGATGGTCGCGATGGGTGTGATGGTCGCGATGGAGATACTGGTCCAATTGGAGAAAATGG